GTACTTCTATGTTTGGTGGCACTCCTGAACAGCTAGCCCTTAGCAAAGCCATTGAAGAACAGCGCGCTAGGTCTGCGGTATCTGCTATGGAACAGGCTCGTGCTGAGCAAGACCTACAGTCTCAACAGACCCTACAGGGTTTGGGTGAGTTTAGAGATAGAATGGGCCTATTAGGTCAGCTTGGATTACAGGCTATACCAACTGCTTACACACCTCAGCAGGAGTTACTGAGTACGTTAACTCCACAACTGGAGGCTTCACGCCTAGCATCCTCTTTACAGGCCACTGGGCTAGGTTTAGGGGCTGGTTTGGCAGAATCTGCAATAGAGTCCCAGTTAGGATTTGAGGCTCTTAGAAACGCTCTGAGACAGCAGCAGTATCAAGGTCTGTTTGACTTGTTGAGAGGCGAACGTGCTGCCCAGGCTCAAGAAACCGCAGCTTCAGGTGGTGGAATGTCTGGAAATCTCATAACAAACCTTTATGGAATGCTTGACGAAGCAGGCATCCCAAGGATTTAGTAATGGCTATCAACATACAATCTTTATTTAGCGACATTATTGAGACTCCTGCTCAACGTCAACAGCGTATGCTGACAGAGGGCATACTCAAGGGACGGGAGTTAACTGGCGGTCTTACAGGACTAGCTAGGACTCAAGCACCTCTAGTATCTGCCCTATCTATGCAGATGCCCCAGAGACAAGAAGCAATGCGTAGGGGTGTGGGTGGAATGTTAGGCCTAGACGTTAGAACTCAGTCTGAGAAGGTTCAGGAAGCTCTCAAAGGCGTAGACCCTAATGACCCGCAAAGCCTTATCCAAGCTGCGCAAGCTGTAGGGAATCTAGGACTAGGAACTCAAGCTGCTCAGATGCGAGCTATGGCTGCTGATTTGTCTAGGCAGAGACAAGCTGATTTGATGGCCCAGCAAGAGTTTGCTATGGGTCAGGCAAGAGATGTTCAGGCTATTGCTGAAAGTAGAGCTAGACAGGGGCAACTTGAGGAAAGCATCAGGCAATCAATTTCAGGAGATGTAAGAGAGGCCGCTCAAGAAACTACTGATTACATGAATGCTCAAAACATTTTTGCAGCAAGCAAAGACATACTTCAAAGAGTTAGCCCATATCTGGCTGGTCAAATTGAGTCTTTGTTTCCTCCAACAATAGAAGGTGCTACTCAAGCAAGGGAATTTGCTCTTGAACTAGCTAAGTCTCCTGAAGAAAGGGAAAGGCAGTTTAGAGAAGTCACAATTATTAATGAACAAACAGGAATGCCTGAAATTGTTCTTTTTGATGACAATGACGAGAATTACAGAAGAGTTCTTGGGGTAGATGACGCTGCACTTGAGGCAAATGGCGGTAATAAATTTTCTAATATGTCCACATCTCCTGGTCAAGCATTAAGTTCTGAGGCATTTAGCGCAAAGTCTCATGCCGAAAAACTTTTATCTATTGCGTTTAATCCTGACTTAGAACAAATGGTTGGCCCTGCGGAAGCAAGACGCATGGCTCCAACATTTATGCTAACGCCAGACGCAGCAGCATTAAGAAAAGAGATAGATAGATCTATTACTACTGGCACATTGCCAATAATAAGGGCTTTTGCGCCTGTTACAGAAACAGACGTTGTATTGCTGCAAGATGTTCAGCTTGGTTTCGGCGACAGCCAAGAGGTTTGGATTCAAAAAACTATTGAAGAAAATGTACCTCAATCACTTAATGTTTTAGAAAGAAGTTTGATTGAAGATGGACAGGGTTTATCTGCTGCTCATCAAATGAGGTTGGCAACATCTGAAGAAATACTTTCAAATGTTGTAAACAACCCAGGCGTTTTTGGAGATTACAGTCTTGAGGAGGCTACCTCTCAGGCAATATCTTTGCTGCCTAACGCGAACAGGATTGACGTAAAAGAAATTCCAGACAATATAACAATATTTAAATCTCCTAATGGCACTATATTTAGCGCAGAAATTATTCAAGTGCTTAGAGAAAGACAGCAATTAAGCGAAGAAGAGATAATTGAAAATCTTGACCTAACACTCATAGAGAGATAGCCATGAGCAAAGAAAAAGAGTTAGAGGCACTCCAAAGAGCAACTCGTTCTTCAGGGGTTGATGAGATTGCAAGAATCTCTCAATTAACAGGTGCTTCTGAATACGAAGGTCTAAGGCGTGGAGCATTAGAAACTAATGTGATTGCCGCTAAAAGACGCTTTAGAGAAGCTGGTCAAGCTGGAAAGCAGTTGCTTACTATGGGATTTGAAGCCGTAGGAGCTATCCCTGAAGGGGCTACAGCAGCTTATACAGAAGAGATCAGAAGAGAGGCAGAAGAGTTTGCAAGAACTCCATATGCTCAAGGAGGAACAGCAGGTCAGATACTCGCAGATATCACTATGGCTCTTCCTGCCCTTGTTGTTGCTGGCCCCGCTCTAACTACCGTACGGGGAGCTATGGCATTGGGGGCTGTTGAGGGTTTAAGCAGACCAGCTTATTCGCAAGAAGATTTAAATTTGCTTAACCCAGAAAGAGTAAGAAACGTAGCTGTTTCAACACTAGCTGCTGGCGGGGGAACCTACCTGATGAATAGGTTAGTTCCATCTGCATCTCTGACAATACATGAAAAAATGTCTGCCTCACCTTTTAGCTTGGCTAAAAAGAAATCGCTAGAAGGAATCCAAAGAGAAGCCGCCCAGGAAGCAGTAGATTCTGCCAAAAAATTTAATACTTTTGTTACCCCAGCAGAAGCAACTAAAGACCAGTTAGCTTTTAACAGAGAGGCTGGAATTAGCTTGTTTGGCAAAAAAGGAAGACAGCTTTACAACAGCATAATTAAAAGAGAGGAGCAGCTTAAAGGCTCTATAAATGACATCGTAAATGGGTTAACGCCAGAAGGCAGAACCGCTGCAAACAACACAGCGGCACAATATGCTGATACTGCTTATAGAACCGAATTCCCCCTCATGCAAGAACTTGTTAATGATAACAAAATATTCAAACAAGCATATTTGGCAGTTTCGGAATCAAACGCTCGCCAGCAATTTATAAGACAAAGCGGCGGTAGAGTTAGTATTGAACCAAATACTGTTGGTGAATTGCATTTAATGCGTCTACATATTGATGACTTGATTAAGTCAGCCAAAGCTCAAAAGGCTCCAATAGCGGGTCTTAGTGAAGCCAGAAACCTTCTTTTGGGAATTGCTGATACTTTTGCCCCAGAGTATGCGCTTGCAAGAAATATCAGGCAAAGAACTATACTTCAAGACAAGTTATTTGATGCTTTGCAGAAGTCTAAAGATAAGGACATTAAGACCTCAAATTTCTACAAGGCTTTTTTGGAGTCAGCAGAAAAAAGAGACAACTTATTTAAAGAAATAGACAACATTATAGATAAGCCTGTTTCAGAGTCAGTAAGAAAAAATATTGAAGCAATAGCTCCTGTATTAAAGGCGGTCAATGATAGCCCTTTGAATAAGGCTTTGGGTATAAGAGAAATTCAGCTTAGAGCGGCTGGTGTAGGCGGTGTTAGAGGGGTAATACTAAATCTCTCAACAAACATTACTGACGGAATAATAGATAGATACGTTGTTGATTTTATAACTAGCCCCTCTTGGATTAAGGAGTTCACAAAAAGGGCTGCCAATAAAACCCAAGCAACGCAGAATAGAATAATGCTAGAGACTTTCTATAACTACATTGGAAGGGTTGCGCCTACTGTAGCCTCTTCTCTCCAATTTACTGGAGAAACAGCAAAGTTACTTGCTCAATAGTTTTGAGGCAGTGCGGCATCCTGGGTTTCCTCCACCCTCGCCTTTGGGTGCCGTACTGACCTCACCTTAATGTAGCTCCTTATCCATCATCTTTTTGTATCTCATAGAGATGAACATACTGAACAACTCATCTACTGTGTTATTCTCCTCCATGAAGTCTGAGTAATCCCTCACCATCATTGCCAGAGTCCCTATCGCCCTCTGCTCCGTCCCCCTCAGAAAGGGCAAGTTGTCGTTCACCCACTTCGCCAGTTCCTCCGGATCCATTGGGTCCACCACTACACTCTTGGTTTCCTGTTTCAAGCCAACACACTCCGCATAGTTTATAGTTCTGACTCAAGTTCTTTGTTCTTCTTTCGTAAGTCTTTAACCATATCTTCTAGGTCTGCCCTTAAATACTTCTTGGGCTTTCTGGAGTTAGTTAACATCTCATCACAGAAATCATCCCCATACATACTCCTCATGTACTTAGAATACCCTTCTCTAACGTGAGTCCTATGCCGCATACCGTACTGGTTACATCCAGCACATTGGGGATGGATGTTCTCCTCCATAATCTTAGTGGCCTGTTTACCCCTTTCTATCCAATGCCCACCCTGCATATCCTTCCAGTGATACCACTTATTACATGACACACACTCTATAAAGCCATTCTTATCAGCAGCTACAGCCGCCTTCAATCTAACGTGCTTCTGTAACAACTTAGCTACATCATCTATCAAGGCTCTAAGCGTTTTCTTATGCTTTACAATTCGCATATCACTCTCTTAAATATTCTAAGTTAGGCTCTATAACCTCGCTCTCTATGAGCAGGTCTATGTAGTGTTTAGCTTTCCTCAAGTCCTCAATACCATTCTTACTGTTCCACCTAGTAACATACTTAACCACGTTGGCTTCACAGTAACATAAATCGTTAGCCTGGATATACTCTATGGGTTGGATTTTAAGATCCTTATAATGATTCCCGCCTACTTGTATGTCTTTTGCTTTAACATCTCTACCCTTCCTGTCAGTAGAGCTTGGCTTGTTAAGATGCTTCTCTATCAGTTCCTCAATGACTGAACTCATGCTCTCCTTGTTAACAAAGCAGTAAGTCCTGAGGTCTTCATGCAAGTCTTCTCTCATTTTCATAGTGAACCTTGTGTGGCCCGCTGGTTTGTAATCGTCTTTTTCTTTCATAAGTAATCCTTGTTGTTTGAGCTAAATATATTCTATTTCACAAGACTCAGTGCATCCATTGGAAACATCTAGCTCTTCATCCTCAAAAAGCCCTTGCTGGTAAATTTCATCAAACTCTGCGCTCCATTCAATAAATGGTTTTTGGCTTGAAGCAATTATGTCTAATGCCGATCTGTGCTGGCGGTAAAATTTATTCGGCTGCCCGTCTTTAATTCCCGGCCCAGCCAAGCCATTTTTTATTTCCATATTAATAAAAGGGTCAAAATACTCTGGGTTGTGTTTTGCAATAGTAAAAAGTTTTCTATCTGATTTTTTATAGCATGTAACACAGTTGCCTAAATGCTCTGGTAGATCAAGATCGAAATCTTGCTTTGACCACCATTGCAATATATTCTCTTTCCTAACCCCCCATTTTACTAGCGGATAAATCACCCCAATTTTCATCGCAGCAGCATTCATACGGTCAATCTCATCTAAGCGTATGCCAACACACTGGTTGTAGTCGTATCTTTTATGCCCAAGAACTTCCCTTACATAAGATCGCATTGGCGCAACTTTTAGACGATCTGTGCATTTGGGCGCGGCAACATTGGGTATTCCTTCCTTTGCTGTAAAATCAAAAAACGGTTCGCCATTGCGGGACGCCGTATCATAATTAACAACTTTGTGTCGAATTCCTTTCCCCCGCTCTGGGTTGACAACTGCCTCAAGCCAAACAGTATTAAAAGCAAACTGCTCATCACATTCTTTTACAAACTCAAGAGTCTTCTCATGCTCAAGACCAGTGTTAGCGAACAGAACATTTATCTCGTCATAGTTTTCTCGCCATTCCTGAAGTATTCTATGCGTCATGTATGCGCTGGTTCTGCCGCCACTAAAACTAACTATTAAACGATTCATAAGTAATCTAGGTTATCAGTAACCTCTCCGTTCCTCTTCTTCTGTTGGTGTTCCGTAGCCCTCTTCATGGCTAGTATCTTGTTGGACTCATCATAGGCATTCCAATTAATCACATCTTTGTAATACCTACCACAACCTACACACCAGATACTCCCAACGGTAGAGGTGGAACATATACCTCTACAGGGATTCCTAACCTTAGCTACACCTTCAACAAAGGGCATACGGTTGGAAAGTGTTTGTTTACACATATCTCTACTGGCCTCCCATATCTTTCTGCCAGCTTTTCACAGTAAGTGCGAGAAGGGTTGATGTCATCTTTCTTGTGATAGATGCACTGTTGGCAGTTTTCAATAATGCTAAGTTCGCTCAGTTGTCTCATGGTGTTACCGTTACTCTACTAATCTCGCCTTTACTTTTGTCATAAGTGATTGCTAATGCGCCCCTTTGGGAGTGTTCAAATCCCCTGGCTCCATAGGCATCTCTAGCATTTAATGTAGGATGTCTCTCTATCACCGCACCGGATACCTCTACTACTTCTTTGGTATGGTAGTGTCCTGTACTAATGTATATGTATTCAGTGTTCGCCATCTGACTACGGAACCTTGGCTCAGAGAAGAACTTGCCAGCCAATCCTCTAATCTTAGTCAGGTGTCCATGATGCCATCCTAAAAAGACATTACCCCAGGTAAATGAGTAGTATGGAAACACACTATCATCCACGGTGACTCTCTTGTTCTTTTTAAATGCCATCTTCATTATGGCCTGTAACCAAACAGATCCAGTTAAATCATGATTACCCTCGCACATTACTACATGAACTTGATTATGCTTGTGTAATAGCATTTCTACCGCCCGTACACAGGTTTCTACGGCGACTTGGACTAGCTTAGGGTATCTACCGTCTGAATCAAGAACGTGCTTGTTTAGTGGGGTTACGGAGGTCAGACCGTCCCAGTGGAGGAAGTCTCCCATCTGAACGAATACTGCTTGTTCGGAGTCTGGGGTTCCGTTAATCATATCCCCGAATGCTTTGTATAAAGTGTCCTCTGCAATCTTAATATCCCAGTCAGCACCAGTCTCTTCATGCCAGGAGTATGCGCCTATGTGATAGTCAGTGATTGTATACACTGAGCATAAGTCCTTATCAGCTTTCTTAGGAGCTTTGATTACGGGCCAAGGTTTTATATTCTGAGTAAGGTTTTCGCATAGCTCCCTCATTATTTCTTCTTGTCTTTCTTTATCTATCTCAGTCTTGACCCACTGGATTTTAGTATTCCCATCAGAATCAAGTAGTGTTGATTTTCCCTTTACTTTATATCCGTCCGGCACATGGTTGTCTGACTTCTGCCAGCCTTTCTTGGCTGCGTTTTTTTCGACAATTCTCTTAGAGAACCTGATGCTCTGTTCACTACATCCAAGCTCCTTAGCGGCAGCAGCAGAGGTTCCAAACTCTATCCAGGCAGTAAGGTATTCTCGTTGCTTCTCTGTATCGCAATACTCTAATAGTTGCGGGTCTGGAGCAGCCCTGACAGATACGTTATCCCATTTATCGCCCATAGTTATTCCTTAACCTGCTTAAGTGTGTCAAAGTAAAGGTCATTCATTAGGCAGTCTCTTGCTTTCAATGACCTCATTCTTAAATCATTTGCGGTATCAACACTTTTTCCTATCAATGTGTCTTCATAAAATGCAAACCTTCTTGATAGAAGCTCAATGCTAAATTCCTTAGACATTACGGAGAATCCACTATTTGTTATGTCTCTTATGTCTTCCTTTTGATTAGAAGCCAAAAGGTATGGTTTGTTCTTTTCTATGTATGATATTTCTTTATCAGTAAACGCTCTCCTGGTCTCGTTAAGAAGTTTTATCTCATCCTGTGTTAGCTCTTGAGATAACTCGTCTTCTACTTTTTCTTTATTAACTATTTTGAGCTTTGGTATTCTCAAGGTACTCCCCCTTTGCCTCTAAGATTAATCCATCTTTGGCACAGAAGTTTTGCATCCAGTCCAGAAAGAATGTCATCTCCCCTACTGTCCAGTTAGCAGAACTTGTAACCTCTGCCTTCTCACCTCCCTCTGGGTTCTTGATAAACCTAAGAAGAAACTTCTCCTTAGTGTCGCTATAACATTTAGTTTTAAGCCACCGATTCATGCCTTCGTACATGGCCTCATCAACGTCTTCTGTCTTCCAGTTATGCTTTGCAGCCTCTCTTATCCAAATCGCTTTGAGAGCTTTCTGAGACAGGGAGGAGAGGGTGAAGTCCTCCACCTTCATCCCCCCGTCAGAGTAGGCTATGTTAGCAAAACCAGTCTTCTTGATTAGCTTGTCAATGTCCTTAAAGATTTTCTTCAAATCTGAAACATCATTAGCTACCGCAGATACTGGCATACATCCTCCGGTTTATAGCCCATTGCATCACAAACAGTAAAGAACGTGGAACACTTCATATCCTTCCTATTCAGCATAGCATTGTAGTTAGATGAAGCCATCCCAATGTCTTTAGCAATTTTGTATTGTGAGACTCCAGAAGATTCATGGAGTCTCCTTAACACATTCCCAAAATGATCTACCACGGAACATCCTCAAAGGTTGCGGTGGGTTCAGGAGCTTTAGCCTTCGCCTGTTTTTTCTCAAAAGAGAAGCTAAGCACTGGCCTTTTAGGATTGCCTGAAGTGTCGTTCTTCCAGGCACTCACTAGATAGTCAGTCCCATCTATGTTGCATTCACCTTTCAGTGCTGGTGCTTTAGGGTTATCAGTTTCGTTCTTCCAAACCGCACCCCTGTTAGTGTTATCGTATTCCATTATTCCTCCGAATATTTATTAACTAGTCTTTCAATTTCATCCACTACCTTTCTTAGAGTTTCATCAAGACAAGATATAAAGTCCTCATCTCTGTCCACTCTAACTATCAGGGGCTTCATGTCTGGATGGTATGCCATGAAGTCCCACCACTTCCTACCAGTGATATACATACAGCCTTGTACCTGCTGAAAGTATTTACTGGGCAACCTGCCACCTCTTAAATAAGATACCATAGTACCTCCCAAGGGTGACTTGATTTCTAAACCTCCATCGTCACCAATCAAACCATCTGGGCTTGCGCCAGCTTGATAATCATCGTGAAGACAAAAGCCTACTTCCTGAACCTGGTTCCCAGTCTCTAGTATGTATCTATCTCTAGCGTAGGGTTCCAGCTCAGTGCCACGTTGCATGGCGTCAGTTACCTTTACATAGGTGGATTCACCCGTAATGGCCTCTGCTACTAGCGCATCAACATAAGCCTTAGCTTGGGTTGACGCTGTTCCTTTTATTGTAAGGATCTTGGAGAAGTTAGAGGCAGACGGTACTCCCAGTCTAGCCTTTAACCACTCCTCACTACCTTGCTCGCAGTCTATTAGTCTCATTGACTCGCCCCCCTCAGTGAAATTCGTTTGCTCTCTCGTACTGCCTCCAAACAACAGTTAGAGACATATTCGCCAGTGCAAATTCCTACCTTTCCATAAGCTCGGTTTGTTCCGGTGTAGCTTAATAGCTCTGGAACCGCACGACATTCGCCTCCACATTGGCGGCAGGTTGTGATTTTTTTAAAATAAATCATCGCCCCATTGCCCTCTCGCCATCNTCATCATCATAGGCTCTCAATCCACATATTGATTGAAGACCATACCGTCTGGCGTAGGTAATCGCAGCAGCACCTTCCTGGGGTTTGGGGCTGGCTATGGGTAGAGTGTAGGACTCTTGTATCCACTCACCCGAATCATGCATTAGGATAGTTGTAACGCCCACTCCCCTCTCCGTAGACACAGGGTGCTGTGAAAAAGAAAGGAAGTTTTTACCCAAGATTGGCGTAACACAATCAATTATTGACTCAATGTTTGCATACTTTGACTTAAAGTATGGGTTGGATTGGTCTTTCTTAACAGCTTCCATCTCACTCTGAGCCTTTCTAAATGCTGGCGCAAAGTGTTTTAGTGATTCGCTAGTTTTCATATCTCCTCCTAAATGGGTCTGGTAATACTCTCTCTGGCCCCTCGTGAATCTTGGGAACCTTGAATCTATTTCTAACGGGGTTGTCCACCACTGGCCTACCCCTTGGGGTCTTTAACTTCACCCCGTTGTTAAACAATACAGTCCTGACACTATTTGGGCTTAACCCTAACTCATCAGCTATGTCAGTACCCTTCATGCCTTTCTTTGCCATAGATATAATCTTTGGGTACAAATCTCTGTGGCCTCTCTTAGCCATACCTACCTTCCTCACTCATTGGTCGCTCTCCTGTAACGCCTCAACCATCACGCTCATCGGTATCATTACACTTCCTTTACCTTTGCCTGCGCTAGCCATCTACTTTTCCCAGTGCTTTGCTTTTTCGATAAAAACTCCACAACAATTCATCCGTTCTTTTTGTTGGCAACTTGACGCACCCTACAAACAAACCCATATCATCGATTTTAGGATTTATGCATTTTTTCACGCTATCAGAAATATTAAAGACAGAGCATTGA